GCCAGCGGTTCTGGACTTCGCTGATGACCCTAAGAACTGGATAACACTGTGGCCTAAGTCCAATCAGCCCGAACCGGGCTCTAAGCAGGACACACAGACCGCAGATGCCAATGGTTACTTCCCCAAGTGGGACGGTCCTAGGCTCTCACAGAAGCGCAGACGGGTTTCTCCGCGTGCTTGGGCTATGGTATACCAGCAACAACAGGTCTCTGAGGATACTATCTTCCACCCTGATGCGGTGCGTGCCACGATTAATGGTAACCGTATGGCCGGAATCATGCCCCGTGGCATGGTGAACTGCCGTGAGAATGGCATGGATGGCCTGATTGTGGTTGCTGGACTGGACCCTGCTACCACTGGACATACCGCTGCCGTGGTTATCGGACTAGACATTCAGTCTAATAAGCGTTATGTACTGGATGTGTACAACAAGTCCGGTATTACCCCTGATGCTATGCGTGAAGTGATCAAGAACTGGACCGATAAGTACGGTATCAGTGAGTGGCGTATCGAACGTAACGGCTTTCAGGGCTTCTTGGTGCACGATAGGGAGATCAACGACTACTGCGCTGGCAGGGGTACGGTGATTCGGCCCCACTTTACTGGTGCCAATAAGCATGACACGGACTTTGGTGTGTCGTCCATGACGACCCTGTTCAATGGCTACGAGGATGGCAACCATTTGATTGAGTTGCCCTCCACCCACGGGCAGGAATCGTGCAAGAGCATGATTGAGCAACTGGTTACATGGTCACCTAATGCCGGTAAGAGCCAGAAGACGGACATTGTGATGGCCCTATGGTTCGCTGAACTGGCTTGCCGTGACCGTATCACCTTAAATAGTAACTACCGTACGCACGTAAAGAACCCATTCCTTACTGGTTGGGACCGTAAACAACAGCACACAATTAATCTTGCCGACATGGAAGCACAAAAAGCATGGACCCCTATAGGGGCGTGAGGGGTACACTTTGACTATCTCCATCAGTGACGAGAATTACTTGGATCAGCCGGGTGGTAACACTACCCTTCGGGAGATTCAGGCACTATACACACGGCAGAAGGCACACTTCGCTGACCGCAACCAACGTATGCAGAACGTTCTTGCTGTCCGTCAGGGCCGTATGCGTGACGTGTTCCCCGACCTATTCCCTGAGGGTCCCTTCGACCGGGGCATTGTAGCCAACATGGTCGATGTTGCAGCCCGTGACCTCGCTGAGGTCCTTGCACCACTGCCTGCCTTCAACTGCTCCAGTAGCAAGATGATCTCTTCTGCTTCCCGTGAGTTCGCTGAGAAGCGTACCCGTATCGTTAACGGTTACCTTGACTTCTCTGACGTGCAGCGTCAGATGTACACGGCTACTGATCGTTACTTCACCTACGGTTTCGTACCGGCTATGGTGGAGATCGACGTAGAGAACCGTATGCCACGGATTACCTTCATGGATTCCATTGGTGCATACCCGATCATGGACCGCTGGCACAACATTAGTGCAGGTTTCTTCTCGTTCTACAAGTCACGCGATGAACTTGTTGCGATGTACCCACAGGCGGCGTCCGTTATTCGGGCATCCTCCACAGGTAGTGAACTGATTGAGATTGTTCGCTACCACGACCGCAAGGTCGATATGCTCTTCCTGCCCACCCGTAATGGTGTTGTGCTGGAGTCAGTCAAGAACCCCATTGGGGAATGCTTGATTGAGTGGACTCAACGGCCCGGTGTCGATGATGAGTCACATGGTCAGTTCGATGATGTACTTGCAGTGCAGGTCGCTAAAGCCCGCTTCGCACTCCTATCGCTGGAAGCGGCACAGAAGAGCGTACAGGCACCCATCGTTCTGCCACCTGATGCACAAGAACTTGCCCTTGGACCGGATAGCGTTATCCGCACAGCCAACGGCAACCTTGTGCGTCGTGTTCCCCTAGATGTACCACAGGCTGCTTTCGCGCAGCAGGGCATTCTGGATCAGGAACTACGTCAAGGATCACGTTACCCCAACGCACGCAACGGTGAGGTAGACGGAAGCACTGTCACTGGTCGTGGTGTACAGGCTCTCATGTCAGGCTTCGACACCCAAATCCGTACAGGGCAGTCGATGTTTGCTAAGACTTTCCAGAACCTTATGCGTAAAGCATTCCTCGTAGACGAGGCAGTGTTTGGTTCTGAAACTAAAACGTTACGCGGCAACTCAGATGGAACACCATACGAGATCAAGTATCAGCCCGATAAGGACATCAAGGGCGACCGTACTGTGGATGTCCAGTATGGCCTTATGGCTGGACTTGATCCGAACCGCGCCCTTGTCTTCGGACTTCAGGCCCGTGGTGACCGCCTTATTTCGCGTGACTTCTTGCGCAGACAGATGCCATTCGCACTGAATGCGTCCGAGGAAGAGCAGCGTGTAGACATCGAAGAGATGCGAGACGCGCTGAAGCAGGCAGTGGCTGGATACGCTCAAGCGATCCCGGTGCTGGCACAAGCGGGGCAAGACCCCGGTGAAGTGCTATCTCGCCTGTCAATGATTATCCTTGGACGCCAGAAGGGTCGATCAATCGAAGAGGTTGTATCGGAGGCGTTTGCACCGCAGGAGATGACCCCGCCACCGGGAGTTGAGCAGATGGGTGAGGAGGCCGCAGAGATGGTCGGCCCCCCCGGTGAGGCTCCTCCCGGTGGACCGGGTGAAGACCTTGAGGGATTGAGTTCTAGTGGCCTCATGCGTGGTGTTGCTCCCGGTCAGGCTGGTATGGCTGCTGGTGGTAGACCTGATCTACAAATGCTGATGGCATCTTTAGGTGCTGGAGGCGAAGCAAATCTATCCGCTGGCGTTTCACGCCGTATGCCTATCTAAGGAATCATTATGTGTATTGGTTGTGGATGCTGGACTGACACGTCTGGCAAAGCCGGTGGAGACGGGAATCATCCCGATGACTCTACGAAGATGCCGAACGTAAAGACTGACGTTTCTCCTCTCGCTACGAAGGGTAAGTAAATGCCTAACGTTAAGAAGCCAAAGCCTACTGGTAAGTACAAAGAGAAGTCAGCCAAGCCTGTCAAGAAGGCTTCCGCTTCTGGCCCAAAGGTTCTTGCTAAGGCAGGTGAAGCGCAGCGTCGTGAGATGGCACGCACCCGTATGCAGGCTCCAGAGCGTCGTATGGCAGCCAAGAAAGCCGCTGAGGCAAAGCAGCGTGACGCAGACAAACTAGCGCTTCAGCGTATGCGTCAGGACGAGAAGAAGACCAAGGAAATGTATGGCCGCTAAGAAGCAGGTATGGGACAAACCCAACCCTAAGAAGAAGTCAACACCTCTTACCCCAGCACAGAAGGCTAAGGCTAAGGCCGCTGCCAAGAAGGCTGGACGCAAGTACCCCAACCTCGTAGACAATATGCGAGCAGGTCGTGGCAAGTAAGAAGGACCCACGCCTTGAGCGTGCTGGTGTAGCCGGATTCAATAAGCCTAAGCGTACCCCTAGTCACCCCACTAAGTCACACGTTGTTGTGGCTAAAGAGGGTGACAAGGTGAAGACCATTCGCTTTGGTCAGCAGGGTGTTACTGGCGATAAGAAGCCCACGAAGCGTCAGGCTTCTTTCAAGGCTCGTCACGCACAGAACATTGCCAAGGGCAAGATGAGTGCAGCGTACTGGGCTAATAAGGAGAAATGGTGAAGACTTTCAAGGCAGCAGATAAGAAGAAGCACACCGTTGTTAAAGAAGGCAAGAAGGTTGTTGTCAAGCACGGTGATGGTTCCAAGATCAACTTGACCAAGAAGGCCGGAGCAAAGACTGTCGCTCAGGGCGTTAAGGCTAGCAAGCAATACCACGCTAAAGGTAAGTAACCAACTAAGGAGAAACAATGCCACAGCCGAATAAGGGCACGCACGGTAAGCCCAATGTCGCAGCCCCCGTTCAGGGTGCAGCAGGTAGCAAGGCGTCCGACATGGACAAGATCAAGTTCGGTGTTCACACCAAGGGCACAAAGGGTAAGGGAACTAAGTAACTAAGGAGCCAGCATGAGGAAAATACCTTCGCGTGACATCAGTTTGCATGTTGGCTACCTTGACCTCCGTATCTCTATGGTATCGGAGGGTACGTCGTGGTCACCCGATGTTGCGGATGACATGGTTACCCGTATGGAAAGACTTGTTGAGAATACTATTCGGACAGGTATTGAGTACGGCATGTTCTCTGGTGAAGACGAGGACGAAGAAGAGTACGAGGCACCTACCCCTGATGGGGAGTTGCATAGCGCACAGGTAGTTTACGTTGAGGATGGTGATGAAGATGGCTGAAGGACGGCAAGGT